TCAACATTGCCAGAGTACATTAAAATAGCAATATAAGCAGCAACTGTGTGTTGATATCTAAACCGCCTTTGAATTTCATCTCCATGATCTTTATCAGACAACTCAAATAATGGTGACGTTGTCGTATTCTTATTATTTTCTACATTCACTAACAATCACCGCCAGTGCAGTTACATAATTCTTACCATGACTTTAAATACTACCGACCAATTTAAATGACTTTCCCCATGTGTATTAAGCCTTGAGAAAGTATATACTCTAAATGGATATCCCTTTTGGCCTGTCTCTTTCAGTTCATCCAACTCATGTTTTTTATTGTAATAATTACCACAGAAAAACAAATACTCCTTCCTGTGTTTGTATTTCAGAAATGAAAATTTCCAAATTGTTGCATATAAGGAGATGAGACGACAAAATAGAATTGCCAGTCATGGCCAAAAACTCTATTACTATTAATTAGAATACAAAAGAAATACTATGTAAGCTAGCTTACCCTTTATCAGCGGTGTTTTTAGGCGGCTATCTCGATAGAACAAATCTTGATTTAGGCACTTGTGAAAATGATGATTTCCTACCCTTTTAAGATAGAGCATTCTTTAAAACTGAATGCTCAATGAAAAAGGGAGGTTTTTCTATTGGCTTACATTCATGTTTACCAAGGCAACCCGACTGCTGGCGGCGTCAATGGAACTTTAGTTTCCGAGGCCACCGAAGCGTCTGCAATCAACTTTACCCTAAACGCATCAAATAACGAAGAAGGCACGCCCATGAAGTTGGCCGTGCGTTGTGAATCCGGCTATCAAACTACTTCCGCTGGTGTAACCGTCGATATAGTGGACAACTCCGCAACCGGTAAAGACCTTAAATGGGCACTGGCCCCTGACAATGCTGGTTCCGCTGGTGCTTTCGGTGCGTACGGTGCGACCCTGACCCTTTCTGGCGTTATCGGTGCAACCAACGTCATTTTCTGGGTTAAAGCTAAGGCCACTTCCGACGAGGCCCCGCAGAATGACACCAACGTAGACCTGAAAGTGGAAGGGATCGTTGAGGCTGTTTAATAGAAAGTAGGTGAATAAATGCCCACCATGCCTTTAAACCCAAATTGCCCGTTTGAACGGGAAGAAGGTGATGGCTGTTACAACGGCATCTTTGATGAGGCCGGGAATTTTACGGGGGAATGGCGGTGCATTTACCACGACCCTGAAATGGGGTGTCGATGTCAATGAGCGAAGAAAATGTAAAGATTGTGGATAACGGAAACGGCGTGAAAACCGTTTCCGTTTTTTCTTCACCTGTACGGTATATTGACGAAGCTGGGAACTGGCGGGACATAGATAATAATATCTACCCAAACACCTCCGCCTACCCCGTGGTGTATAAATACACAACCAAAGCCAACACCTTCACCATAGGTTTTAAGGAAACAGCCAATGTCGCTGAATTTATCCGCTTTGTATTCGCAAGGGGCACCAAGGGAAGCATTTCTTTGACACTGAACGGGCTATATTACTTTGATCCTACCACTAGCCAAAAAGCCCTTATTGCAATCCCCTCCGATGCCGTGGGACAAGTTTCTGGGGATAAAATAACCTACACCAACGCCTTCCCCGGCGTAACCCTGGAATTCACGGCATTATCAGATCGCTTAAAGGATAACGTCATACTAAGCGAATCGCTTACAGCATTGCTTCCAGACCCCGCCACCCTTGGGATGAATCCTGCCACTTCAAACCTCGTGGTGTCCTATACCATGAATTCGAAGTACGGAGAACAGGCTGTGGAGAAGTTGGCCTTCCTGGGAAGTGACGGACAGGAATATATATGGCCCGAACCTGTTACGGCCCAAGATGCTGAAGGAACCGATCTTACCCCGTTTGAGCAGTACGACCCCACCACCAAAGAATTTTTCTTTGGTATTCCGTATGTAACCACCCAGACGGCAGCCTATCCGATAGAAATTGACCCGACCCTATACGTGGCTTCCGGTATACATGAAGGCTGGATGCGGAAAACTTACGCTGGTGCCTATGCCCGTTATACGTCACAAACTAACAGTAAAGCAGGGGCGGACGGTAGTTATCTTTACCGCCAGTATGTTCGCTTTGATTTAAGTGCGTACTCGAATCAGACCATTTCCGGGGCTGCTTACGTGTATTACCCCACCGTCGCAGGAAGTTTGCCGTGGAGTTTGGACCAAATTCCCGACTTTGGCACCCTGGATGCCACCGCCGCTGATTGGGACTTAGTGGCTACAGACACTTTTTCCGGGATTGGCCAATCACTAAATACCTATAACTCCGTCAACACCAAAAGTATTTTAAGGGCAAGAGGGGCATGGGTAGCCTTTAGAACCAAGGCGACCACTGAACCAACATCAGGAAGCGGTTTAACCGGGGGTACTATAAGTGGTTACGGCTCATCATTTAAACCCTTTATAATCTTCTCCGCTTATTCAACATTCACCCAGAACGCTGCCGACCCTGGCGGCGGCAGTGTAACCGTCAACTGGACAAATGGCGGCGGCCTTGTGGCTGGCGATAAACACCGTATCTATTACAAGGCTGGAACGGGCCTATCTGTTGATACAATCATAGCAAATAACACCTACGTGGAAACTACCGCCTACACTGATGCTTCTTTAAACGTCCCGAACCTGAACCCAGGGACAAACTACTGTTTCGTCGTGGTGGACTTGCAAGAAGTAGGCGGCGTGTTCTACACTGGGGCACGTTCAAGTGTCCAAGAGGCCTCACCGACCACGGCGGGAACTTCCGCCATTGTCTATGCCGATACCAGGCGAAACGTCAAAAAGGCGGCCACGGCCAACACCGACACCCGCCGAAGACTAAGTAAGCTAAGTGTGGCCCTTTCTGATACCCGCCGAAAAATAACCCGGACGGGATCGGCCCTGGCCGACAGCTTTCGTAAGCTACGGCTTACCGGCACGGCCCCGGCTGATACGATGAGAAGAAACCTTGCCCAAGTTTCCAGCACTCCAGACACCCGCAGGAAAGTACAGGCCCATGCTACCCTAATGGTAGACACATTGCGGAACGTGCTTTATGTGGTAGCCCAGGTGATTTATGCCGACACCCGCAGGGTAGTAAGAATTATTGCTGGCGTTACTGGCGACACCTACCGGAAAGTACGTGCCCAGGCTGGAACCCAGGCGGATACTTCACGGAAGACCATCCTGACCGTTTTTGCCACTTCGGACACGGTTAGAAAAGTGGCAAAAACCGTTGAAGTCTTGACGGATACGTATCGGAAGGCTGTTGTGTCCGTGGCTGTTACAATAGATACCAACCGAATGTTGCAATATATTATAACTTTTGTGGCGGACGCCTACCGGAAAGTAACCGACACCGATCAGGTTGTTGGCGACACCTTCAGAAAGACCAGGGCAACCGCCACCGCCCAGACCGATACTTCAAGGAAGTTGGCCGCCCTTGCTTCTGCCGTGGTGGACACCCTGCGGGAAGTGGTACTGGTAGCAACGGCCCGTATTAACCTGGACACCTTGCGGAAAATTTGCAGTAGTGAAACGGCTCAGGCCGACACCTACCGCAAGACCTTGGCCCAGGTCATTGCCCAAGCTGACGTATATCGGAAGGTGAGGATCACAGCCCTGGCTACGGCGGACACAGCAAGAAACATCCTGGTTATAAGTGTGGGCATTGCTATCATGGACACTGTAAGGAGAATTCGTAAGGCGGTACAGTCTACAGCCGACACCCGCCGAAGATTGAGCTTCAATATCGTGGCCCTGACCGATGCCTACCGAAATGTTACAAGAATAGCAGTGGCCCAGGCTGATGCCTACCGGAAAGTATCGAGGCTTGCCCAGGATTACGCTGACACCAGGAGAATGACCCAGGTTGCAATTGTTGCCCTTATTGATACAGGCCGTAACGTGGTGTTGCAATATATTGTAACAACTGTTGTGGACACTGTACGGAACGTCGTGCGGAAACTGATGCGGCGTGCCCCTGACTACGAAGTGGCCGAACTTACTGACCGTTATGAGGCCGCAGAGATTGAAGACCGCTACCAGCCCGCCGAACTGGGCGACAAGTACGATGTGAAGGAGGACGGCACCGACATGAAAACTTTTACCCTGGCCTTCGCAATGGCATGGTCAATGTTCGTGACCTGGGTGAAATCGACAGCAAGCCCGTATTCAGAACCCGTATTGAATTCTACTGTGGTCTGGCCATATTCCATCCCAGGGCAGCAGCACGTCTGAAATTCATTAAGAAAGCCTAGTAGTTAATGTGTAGGCGTGGCGTTCATTCGTCACGCTTCTTTTTTATTATCATTGGCCAGAAGTGAGGTGGCAAAATGGCGGCAACCGTGGGCGAAGCAGAACTGTACTTTGCTACCCAAGTATTACACAACGAAGAATGGGTAAACGCAGAACCCGCACAGAAACAGCGGGCCATAAATAACGCCAAAGCCGTGCTTTACCGTGTATATAAGAACCGGAAGGTAGATACCAACCCGATAGAAGACTACGCCATATTCGAACAAGCTATATGGCTGTTGCGGGTGGACGACGCTGTAAGGCGGGCGGAACAGGGTGTGAACTCTATTTCCGTTAACGGTATACAAGTTTCCGTGGAAAGGCTGGGTAATATCGTGGCACCCCAGGCCGCCCTCATTATAGGCCGCCGAGTGGGGAGGACTGTCTGATGATACCCATGAAGCAGACCGTTAAAATAACAGGTGCCAACGGCCTGGACCAGTGGGGCCAACCAACCCCCGGCAGGGCACAGACATATAATTGCCGCATTGACACCCGTTCCCAGTTGGTGAAGACTCCCGGCGGGGAGGAAACGGTATCCAGTGCGGACATTTTACTGAAAGGGCTTGTGCTTGTAGGCTACGGCAACCTATTAGAATGGAAAGATGAAACAGGACGGTATGCCAAGCAGCCTTTAAATATTTCCGTAATAAGGGATTTTAGCGGTAAGCCGCTGTTCACTAAGGTTGTGGTGTAAATGGATATTAAAGTTGAAGTGAATATTAAAGACCTGGAAAAAATTAAGGGCCTGGAAAGAGAAGTGGAAAAAGCCCTTCAAAAAGCAATGGAGGATTGCGTTGACGACCTGGCCAGAACTTCTTCCGAAACCGCCCCTCACGATAAAGGTATTTTGGAAAAATCCTACACCAAAGATGTGAAGGGAAGCGGTAAACAGACTGAAGCCACGGTGGAATTCGCCGTTAGGGAATCGAGCAGCAAGGGCAATTACAATTACGCCTTAAAGATGCACGAAGGGAATTATAACCTTGGCCCCGGCTCCCAAGCTAAACCGGGGGGCACGGGTATGAGTGGGAAGCATTACACCGTTGGAAATAAGTTTCTTTCCCGTGTACTGGAGGGTGAGCAAGAAAAATATAAGGGGCACATTGAAAAGGCCCTGCAAGACGAACTTAAAACCTAAAAGGGGTGGGTATTGATGCGGGTTTTAGATTTAATTGACATCATAAAGCTGGGCGTCACATACCAGTTTTACCCCAACGCTTTCCCTGAAATGGCGGCTGATGATTGTGCCACTGTTCAATTAACTGGCGGGGCCGAAAGCAATCGGCAGATTAGCCGACCTTCCTTCCAAGTCCTTTTAAGGGCTAAGAACCCGGCTAATGCAGAGGCGAAGGCGTGGGAGGTTTACAGCTACTTAAACGGCAAGCGGAACTTTGTAGTGGGGGACTCCCACATAATCTTTTGCAATGCTTCACAGTCTACCCCGTTGTATATCGGCACCGATGAAAACGGGCGTTTCCTTTATTCTATAAACTTCAGAACCTTAACAGATACCGGGGCGTAAAGCCCCTTTTTAATTTGTAAAGGAGGACTTACTAAAATGGCAAAAATCGCTGGCGTTGATGTTCTGTTATACGTAAAAACCGGAGGCACCGTTGAGGCCCCGACTTTTACCGTGCTGGGCGGCCAAAGCAACGCAACCCTGAACCGGAACACCAACATTGTAAATACAACTTCTAAAGATGATGGCGGCTGGGCGGCTAACGTGGCCGGTATCAATAGCTGGAGCTTGGAGTGTGAAGGCTACCTGATGGCTTCTGACACAGCCCTTGATCTTATGGAAACCACATGGGCGACCCGTGCAACTATTATTGCCGAAATACGTATGCCTAGCGGTAAAAAGTACCGTGGCGAGTGTATCATATCTGACTTCCCCGCTGAATTCCCGCAGGAAGACGCTGCTACCTACAGCATATCACTGAATGGCACTGGCGAACTATCTATTATAGCCGCTGTTTAATAAAAACAACTAACCAATTAAAACGGGGGTAATTACTAAATGGCTAACAAAGAACGTGGATATGTAGAAATAGAACTGGGTGGCAGAAATATGACCCTACGCTACACACTGAATTCACTGGCTGAAATCGAAGACAAGATGGGCGTTGCTCTGAGTGAAATGTCAAAAGTAACTATGGGCATGAAGACCGTTCGTACCCTGCTTTGGGCGGGCCTTATTCACGAAGGGCTGACTGAAATTGAAGTGGGCGACATGGTGGACTTTGACAATATGGAATATGTCCAGAAGCAAATTGCACAGTCCTTCGAGAGTGCGACGGGAAAAAACTCCTAACGGCTGAATGGCCGGAAATCAAAAGGTACGGCTTCGGGGTGTTCAAGCTACGCCCTGAAGAATTCTGGGGGCTGACCCTTACCGAACTGGGCGATATGATTGTGGCCTATTCAGAGGAAGAACGCCGCCAGGATGAAGCCGATTATTACCGTACGGCGTGGCTGGCCTCCCACCTTATGAACGCAACCGGCCATTATAAACAGCCGATAACCCCAGACAAATTACTGGGCAAAAAGAAACCAGCGGCCCAAACAATGACCAAAGAAGACCGGGACAAAGCCATGAAAGACCTACTGGCTAAATTTAATAAAGGCTAAAGCCGCTACGCTATTCCTCAAAATGGGTGGCGTGGCGGCTTTTTTTTATTCCCCAAAAGGAAAGGCGGTGGGATATTGAGTGCGTTATCCAGTGTATTAGTTAAATTTACCGCTGACATTTCCGAACTCACCGGGAGATTAAGCGAGGCTACCCAAAGCATTCAACAAGTGGGCACCAAAATGACTTCCATTGGTGAAACCATGTCCAAGGCCATAACCATACCGCTTGCCGCCATTGGGGTGGCCGCTTATAAGGCGGCTTCGGACATGGATCAAGCCATGGACAATATACGGGCCGGGACGGGGGCCACGGGTAAAGACCTGGAAGCCCTGGGCGAGAATTTCAAGAATGTATTCAAATCAGTCCCGGCGTCCTCCGAAACCGTTTCCAAAGCCCTGGCGGACTTAAACATCAGAACCGGCATAACCGGAAAGGGCCTGGAAGACCTAACCCGGCAAACCATGAACCTGTCAAGAGTGGCAGGAGAAGACGCTTCTTCATTAATAGCAAGCACCACCCGTGTATTCGGTGACTGGGGGGTGCAGAACCAGGACACAGGAAAGACATTGGACTACCTTTGGAAAGTAAGCCAAAGCACCGGAATAGGCGTGGGCGAACTGGCCAATAAAATTGTTCAGTTTGGTGCCCCATTACGTCAAATGGGCTTCAGCCTGGAAGAATCGGCAGCCCTGTTTGGTAAGTGGGAAAAAGAAGGGGTAAACGCTGAACTGGTGGCTGGCTCCTTACGTATTGCCCTGGTGAGGATGGCCCAGGACGGCCAGGAACCCACAGAAATGTTCCCCAAGCTGATTGAACAGATTAAGAACGCTGGCTCCGCTGGCGAGGCCAACGCCCTGGCTATGGAATACTTCGGTGCCCGTGCTGGCCCGGACATGGCGGCGGCAATCCGTGAAGGCCGTTTTGAACTGGGCGATCTTATGAAGGCCCTGGACGCAAGCGGTGAAACCATTAACAAAGCGGCCCAGGATACTTTGTCTTTCGGTGAAAGCCTTACCCTTATGAAGAACAAAGCCACTGTTGCCCTTGAACCACTGGGCACGTCTTTAATAAAGGTTTTTGACAGCATGTTGCCCACATTGGAAAAGGCAATCAACCTTGTGGATAGAATGGCCGAAGCCTTCGCAAATCTACCTGCTGGTGTTCAGTCCGCCATAGTGACCTTTGGCCTGATAGTGGCGGCTGTTGGCCCCATGCTAATTATTGTAGGGAAGTTGGTCACGGCATTTGTGGGTATAATCCCAGTTCTGACGAAGGTTGGGGTGGCCCTGGCTGGACTTAATCCTATAACCCTGCTTATTGTGGCGGGCATAGCGGCACTTGTGGCCATTGGCGTTACCTTATATAAGAACTGGGACACAGTTAAAACCTTCCTGACCAACACCTGGAATGCCCTGAACCTTTTGCCACAGGCCAATTAATTGACCAAACAATAGCGGCTGCCAAACCGGAACCTGTATTCACCAGGGCTTCGGCGGCCTATGATGCTGATGGCGTGGCCTACGCTGTGAACCAGCCCCGTTACCTGGCGGGCCAACATGGACAAGCCGTTCAACTTGAAGAAGGAACCACGAACCTGTTGCAGACCGCCCAGGCCCCGGCACAGGAAACCCTGGCCCTTACCCCTGGGACTGTTTACACCCTGTCTTCAGCGGGCACAGGGCAAGACGTGGTGATCGACCATATAAAGACCGACGACCTTACCACAGGCACAAAGAACGGAACCTATAACGAAGGCACCGACCTGAAGCTGACCCTTGAACCGGCTTTCAGCGATACCGATACCTCCCAGGCAGACTTCAACGGCACCCACAGCAACACGGTGGCGACGGCAGAAGGTAATGTGGAACTGACCAAGACGGCTTCCGGTACGAACTACAATAAGGTTGAAACCACCCAGGCCGACTTCCAGACCGGAACCCTGACCGACGTGGTGGCAACCGCTGGCGGGGAACTGGAACTGGGTACGACCACTTCAAACAATACGAACACCATAATCAAAAAGGCTACATTTGAAACGGCCCCTTTTACCGTAGGGGGCTTTTATGCGTGGAACAGCTTTACACAATCGTCTGCACAAAAATATACGGGTACGTATTCCTACACCACCAATGTGTCCGGGGCCACTTGCGTATTCACCATTCCCGTAGGGGCTACCACCCCCCTTTATTGGTACAATTATCTACAATCATCAGGACAGTGTAAGTTTTATCTGAATAACAGCCTGATCAGAACTACCAATGCCGACCCTGGGTATTTTTATTCAACTAATGCCGCTTCTCTGGTTGCGGGTACGACCTACACGGCACGATGGGATAGCGGGGATGGCGGGGTGTTTCGCCAGTATATTGACGACTTTGAAGTACGGTGGAATGAAACCGTCACCACCTACCCCTATAAAGCAACGGGCAACCGTATTTCACCGTCCTATGATATTTCTTCCGTGGGTGAAGTGGCTTCCAGTACAGTTTCATGGACCCAGGTTTTACCTTCGGCAAGCACTACGGTGGTGGTGGAAGTTTCTGTGGATGGCGGCACCAACTATGTGGTAGCCACCAACGGCGGAACCATCCCCGGTCTTACTCCTGGGACGCTCACCAGTGGCAAGAACCTGCGGTGGAAAATCACACTAAGCAGTTCCGACACCACCCAGACCCCGAAGGTGTCCGACATTACTTTTGCTATTGTGGCTAAAGAACTCTACAACACCACTGGCACATACACTTCCCCAGTGTTGAACCTTACGCCTTGCACCGTTATGACTTCGAATATTAACTGGACAGATGTTATTCCCGCCGGGGCGGGCGTAACCGTACAAACAAACTACTCCGCTAACGGCACCACCTGGGAGGGCTGGGTTACGGCTTCCAAGAATGGGGCAATATCAGGGCTTAGTAACGGCATTGTGGTGGCTACCGGGGCGAAATTACAATACCGGGCCACACTGACCCCGACGGCCAACCAGTTGAGTGCAGCCCATCTTCAGGATGTTAGCCTGACCATTGATAAGGCCAATTCAGGCACCAGGACTTCCCCGGCCTTCAGCCTTTCTGATGTGGAAAGCCACTATTCCAGTAATATAAGCTGGACAGCCACCGTGCCCGTTGGGGCCTCTTTGACCGTGGAAACCAGCATTAACGGCGGTAGTTCATGGCAAGCGGCGACCAACGGCGGGGCCATATCCGGGCTGTCTGGAAGCCTCTCCGGTGTTTCCCTGCTGACCAGGGCTACCCTTCAGACCGTGACCGCACCCAACCCGCCGACCTTACACAGCCTGACCGTAAAGGTGGCTGCCTGCAAAACCGGAAGTCAGTTCACCATTACCTCGGCCACAAACCAGGCCATTTTAACGCCCAGCGGCGTGACGAAGTGGCAATTGGAACAAAGGGCCTATAAAACGACCTTCACCGTGGGCACCAGGGAACCGGAAAGCCTGACCCTGAACATGGGCGGCGGGCTGAACAGCGACCAGGGCACCTTCGAGGTGCGGGCATATGAAGACGGCACGACCAGCCGGTATGCCGCTATCTGGGACAGCTACGGCACTGACATGGGAAGCCGTTTCCTTCTGGAAAAGCTGACCGACAGCACGTATGAACTTTACTTTAACAACCTCCTGGCCATAAAGACTTCAGCTATTGCCTCCGTGGGAAGCCATGTCTTTGCTGCCCGCTGGAACGGGCAAAGTGTGTGGCTGTTAATAGATGGGGTGCAAGTGGGCACCGCAACCCTGGCTGCCCCGGTGGATATGTCGAAGAATGAATTCATCTACCTGGGAAGCCGTTACAACAATACCCGCCAATGGAACGGCATTATTGATGAAGTGCGTTCTTCCCTGGTGGCCCGCACAACGTTGGAACTTCTGGCCGATGCAGCGGGCGGCCCGCTTCCGCTGGATGAAAATACATCTTGCAAGCTGGACTTCAACGGCAACATGGGTGTGGGGGCCATCGAGTACCCCAGCCTGACCTATGACGGCACGGCCAGGACTTACCCACTGTTCACCCTGCTGGTTAAGGCTTGCCATTTAAAAGGTGATGTTAATACTTCCATCCCGTTCCAAAGAAGGCAGAACCGGAACGGAAGTGCCGTCCACCGTGCTGTCCAACGGGATTTACTTTACGCCGAAAAATACCTGGAGAATCCCAAGTTTCTTGTGATGCGGACGAAGGCCGGACTTCCCGCCTGGGAAAAGAACATTCGCCGTGTAAAGCAATTCGAACACCAGGGCGTCCGCTTCCAGATATACGGTATGATGGACGGCGTATTACGCTACACCCCGGATAATACAAGGCTGGGCTTTGAATTTAAGACGAAATCCACAACAATTTCCGCCGTGGGTAACTATATGTTAAAAGCCCCTGCCTCTTACCACTTGCAACAAGTTACTGGCTATTCATTACTATTCGACCTTATGGAACACCTGATTGTATATGAAAGCGTCGCAAAGGATAACTGGAGGGCTGGGGAAGGTGCGAAGCCCGATATTAGGGCCTTCCTTGTTGAAATTACGGAACGGCAACGGGACGCCTTACTGGACAAGTACGCAGAAGTGGCAGAAGCACGGGCAAACGGTGAAGTGCCCAAAGCTGAAACGGATAACTGCTTATTCTGTACCTA